AATGCAGACCAGATTTAGCCCACGCAATGATACGACGATCGGAAGAACCATCAACACCCAACAGCTCAGTGTGGATAAACTTGAATCCCATGAAGGAATCAACCTGACCCTGCGCCAGAGCTTTAACCGTGTTGTAATCCGCGCTGGTTACTTCAGTAGTGCCGAGCAGGTCATCGATCTGTTTCGCAGTTACGGCGATATACAGAGGGTCCATTTCAACATCCACTTCATTAGACAGCAGGATTTTCTTGGTTTCACGCAGTTTGGCAACAGTCAGACCGACAGAGCCAGAGGCGATCTGTTGGTTGGTGGTGTCAAACGCTGTGTCGGTAGTACCGTTTTCACCGGTCTTGGCAGTACCCAAGGCAGTGGAGATAATATCACTATCCACGGCACGACCCAGTGCGTAAGCACCGTTCAAGGCATAAGGTGAGGTTGGGTCGATCAACATACGTAGCTTGTCCTGATCATCGATCATGTCAGCCCATTCGTAGTCAGTCGGAAATACCCAACGCGCATCGTGCGGGGTGGAAATTAAAGGTGTATCAGCGTGACGGCTGGTACGTTTTTGTGCGGTTACTGAACCAATCTGTTCTACAGCTTTAGCGGCCTTACCAGTGTAAGAACCCATTGTTACAGCTTCGCGCAGTTTAGAACCACGCTGCTGAAGCAGTAGACCAACATTAGTCGAATACTGCTGCACAAACGCAGTAGTTACTTCAATACTCATGTTCGAGTCTCCAAATTAATCAAAAAATAACCAGTAAAATTTCGATTAGCTTAGTCCGAACATGAGTCGGGGCTTAAAACTGTTTAGGCTTCAACAGGTTAATCCTTTCGGGCCAAATCCACAAAAACAGGGGTGAGTCTGGTTTATTACTCACATTTGATAATAGCACCAAACACTATGGTGTCAAACTGTCTTTTTAATACGTTTCGCCCTTGGGACTACATGATCGTTGACGTATTTTTCCAGTACCGATGCTTTTTTAACCAACAGTTCAGGGTCCTGAATTTCTGCGCGTGGAGCCACAGAAATCAGTCCCTCAACAAGGCGCAAACGAATCTCATTATCATCCATGGGCAATCTCCATCAGTTTCTGCATCTTGGCAACCGCAGCCTTATCGCCTGACATATAGGCATCCATGAACTGTGAGTCGGTACGCAGTTCATCCATTTGAGCTTTGGCCTGTGATGGTGAAGTGCCGAAACCACTACCAGACTCATTACCGGTCGCGAAAGAATCTTCACCCATCTTGGAACCCAGGGTAGCAAACAGCTTGAGCATTTCGCCGGTACCCATCTTTTCTTCCAGCGATGACAATTGTTCTTCGCCATAACCCAAACCATTAGCGGCCAGCCTGCCGGCATTAACCATCTTGTCGTAGTCACCACCCCATTCTTTCTTCAGGTTATTGATGTCGTTTTCGCCCTGTACCTTCATTTCATGTTGAAGGTTCTCCATCTTGGCGCCGGTCATTTCGTTCCATTCATTGAACAGACCTTTTGCCTGTTTTTCTGACAGACCGTAACGGTGGGCAGTATTACCAAACCAGTCCATCAGTTCAGGATCAGCATTTTCTGGCGCTTCAAACCCGTACTGGCTTGGATCACTAGGCCGCCCCAGGCGGTCATAAAACTGATTCATTGCATCTTCATCAGCGTCGACGCCTGGTAGTTCTATAATATCGGGCGACTTCATCTGGTATTTTTCCAGACTTCTGTAGCTCGTCAGTAAATCAGCCGGTGACTCCCAGCCTTTGTTCTTAATGTACCCCAAGGTGTCTTCACCCAGGTTCAGTCCTTCCGTCCAGGCTGGAGCGTTGTTATCGCCCTGTGGTTCCCCAGTAGGTTCAGCAGGAGATAAGGCGGTAGCGGCTGTTTCACTCATGGTTGTATTCCTCTATTAGATTATACATATCGTCCTCGGTTAATTGTAAGTGTGCCTGCAACCTTAACCACACTTCCCGGCGCCCTTCCATCAGGTAGGTCGCATTGGGGTTGTTCAAATCAGCTGTGGGTGTGGTTGCCCGGCAAAACCGGCGAAGATCAGCGAGAACTTTCTGCCCTGCCGGTGTGTTAAACGTCTGATGATACGCCGTACGGCGCTGCTTTAAAAACGGATTGATTGTCATTCTCTACTCAGTGCCTGTGCCTGGGCAATGTCTTTCATCGCACCAGCGACAGGGGCTGCCATCTCAGCGGCTTGTGCCAACTGTTGTTCTTGTTTGCGTTGCTCACGAACCTCGGCCACTTCGTCTTCACTACGCAGTACCGGCATCGGTACGCCGGAGACTTCAGCGGTCAGCTGTGCCAGGGCATCAGGATCAAACACATCCATCACAGACGGATCGATCTGTGCAAACGGCGTCAGCAGCTCCATAGTGCGCTGGACACCGACCAGTTCTTCAGCCCGTTGCATACGGCTCATCGGTGAGTCATAAACAATCTCGTACTCACCTTCAGCCTCGACCAACGCCGGGGGTAGCGGGGGTAGAATACCGTTGGTCATTAGCAGGTCCAACTCTCTTTCAATCAATGGACCCAATGCTTCGGATTGCTGGCGTCCCATGGTCGGTGTCAACAGCATGCCCTTTTCCTGCGCCCTGATTAACGCTTCCGTTGCTGTCATCCTCGGTGTTTCAATAAGGATTTGAAATAGCGTAACCAGGAACGCATTGTCGATCGCCTCGCGGCGTTGTTCCATTTTCTGCTCATTAATGTCCACCCGGGCGCCGGTCTGTAACGGCTGAATCAGTTGTCTGCCATCACGACTAACACCGCCCATGTTCAAGCCACCTGGCGTTAAGTTCACGCTCATCGCGCCATTACCCATGATACCATCATCGTGCAGCAACAGGGGTGGATCAACCAGTTTATGCGCCGCGCGGATGTCCGTCTTGGCCATCTCGTTAAGCATCTTGATGTCCGGCAGTGCCATCATCGCAGGACCACGACCATACACCTCGTCGGGTGCAGTCAGGTAACGCGAGATAGAATAAGGGAAGGAGGTATAGCCTCCTTCGGGGGTCACGAGCTGTTTTTCTTTTCGTGCTATGTACAACGACGCTATCGGTTTGCCTTTAGCGTCCACCCTCCCAGGTGCGTAGTCTTCGCGTGGCATCACCACATGCAAAAACTCAAACTCTTTATTTTGTTCTTTTGGATTTTCCAGCGCCTTGAGTATCGACTCGGGCAGCATCTCCTGGCCCCAACGCTGTACCGCCTGGCGCGCGGTGTACTTGAAACGTCTGAATACGGTATCAATCTGCCCCTGGTGGTTTAAAAGGAAGAAAGTATCTTTAAGATTAACCACGCGGTACCGTAAACCGCTGGCAGCATCAAAATCGATAAACAAAGAACCAGTACCAAAAGCTCCCATACTGATCCATCGCTCGTGATTCTGTCCAGCGAAGTTTGCTTTTGGGTTATAGCGCGCATTAAAAAGGATTTGATTCGCTGCATCAAACCATTCACGTACCTGAAAATCTTTATTAAGTGTCGCATCGGAAGCCTTTAAGTTGTGCCATTTTGTCTGCCTGGGGGTGAGCATAGAGTCCATCACCGCCGCAAAACGGTCTAAAGCAATGGCCGGGCGAGAATCAAATACTTTTTGTGTCTTCTTCTCCCCCTTTGTACGCTCACCGATAAAACCAAGTTGACGCGGTAGTATGCGCTCGGCAATTTCTTCCCAGTGCTGCTCCCACGTACCACGGTCACCTTCGATCGCCTCGAACCGCTTACAGACATCTTCAATGTTGGGCATATTAATTCCCTAACAGTTTCTTGGTACCCACGCTCGCCTGACCCAGCGACCCGCCGGTCAGCATGGTGCTGGCACGACCTGCTGCGGCACGTTGGCGCCTGCGCTCGGCATCGCCTGCGGCCTGTACACTCTCGTGGTCAACCGCAGGTGGTGGGGGTGGTGGGGCTGGCGCGGCTTGCTGTTTGCTGCCGCCGAAAAGTCCGGACATTGACTATCCTCCAAATACGTCGTAATCTGTGTTGGCAGAACGGTTGTTGAACATTCTGCGCCTTTTTAGTAAATTCATATCAACTCTAGCTACCGGCTCGGCAAAAGTCAATGCAAGCGCGTCGGCCTGGTCTGGACTCTTCAGCCCTCTTTTTTTCATGCTATCCTTCGGCTCGAGCTTTAGCTGACCCTTTAAGTGCAGGTCATACTCCGGCCCGGTGAGGTCTTGTACCAACTGAGGATGGTCATCGATCGCCCCGAACACCAACCAGTCGCGCATCTCACCCCACATCTCCACACGCCGGTTCATGTACTTCTCATTATCCCTGGCGCGCTCACCTGACTGTACCTCAGTGACCCGGTAGCCCAACTCCTTGAGCCGATCCACCACACCACCACCAACACCGCCGCCATCCACGAACACCACGTCCGGATTGAACCGGTCAATCAGCCTGGCCACCTCCATGGACAACTCCATGGTGTTGAGCGCCCGGTACTCCACCGGTGGTATTGATCTGGCGTCGCGCCCCCTGCGAAACCTCACCACGCTGGCATCATCACCGAACCTGGCCACATCCACCCCCATCAACAACGGGGCATGCTCATCCTTCTCTATCTCACGGGTCGCGGCATCTTCTACCACCTCGCGGCCAATGAACTGGTTAGAACCAATCCTGGGGAACATGCCCTTGACCTCAACGCGTGTTGTATCATGGTCCTCGCCATACTTATCCACGTAATACTGATACGCCTGGGCGTCCAGTCCTTCCACATCGCGCGAGTCAATATACTTGGTATTCCACAAATGACTGTCGTTATGGAAACAATCATAAAACTGCCCGGTGTTGCGACGTGGGTTGGAGATCACCACCCACAGGCGCAGCGGCGCCTCATCGGTAAAGAACCCCGCGGTCACCGGCCAAATCGGGTCCGGAATACCACTGGCTTCATCAAACTGTACCACCATCCCCACCTGGGAGTGAGCGCCGGCAAACGCATCCGGGTTCTCCTCTGACCAGGTCTGCGCGTCGGTGTAATAATACTGGGTATCCATACCGAGTTGTTCATTTAAGAGTTTGGCGAAGGCTTTTGTAGGGCGCAGCGTCATGGAGGTCTTCTCAAACCAGTTGCGGTTGATCATCATCTGGTGCCATTTACCCAGCTCGGCCATCGTCCTAGAACGCAGCTGCGTCTCAGTGTTGGCCGTCTTGATATTGGTCCCGCCAATCCAGCAGGACATGAACCAACAGTCCAGCATAGCCAGGAACGCACTCTTACCGGTACCACGTCCGGAGGACAGTGCTAGTCTGAGTACCGGGGCCAGTCCGTCTTTGTGCTTTTCCAGGTGGGCGCGTATCTTCTCAAACTCCTCCATCTGCCAGCGGCGTGGGCCTTTAAACTTTGCCAGTGGCTTGTTCTTCACGCTCCATGGAAATGCAAACAGCACGAATCCCAGGGGGTCATATTTGAACGACAGAATCTTGTCGAGGAGTTGTTGGTCAATCATCGTTTCGTAGGAGGCGGGTCTTGCCCTCAATCACCCGTTGGTCAGCGGCCTCAATAGCGGCAGCAATATCCACGTTGATGGTCTGCTCGACCTGCTTTTTGGGTCCGTACTTGTCGGGATTATATTTTTCCATCAGAAACTTTAAGGCGTCGAGCTTGACCTTAACGAAAAACATCTCTTCTGGGTCCGGCGGGGTCATGGCCGTTTCGTGCATCTGCGAGGCCAACACCTCCGAAGAAACCGCCTGGGCCTTGGAGAACAACTCCTTGCGCTGTTCATCCGCATACACCCACGCCAGGAAATTTTTATGGATATTTTTTTCCTTGAGGACTTTATGCACTGGTTCGCCCGTGGCTACCTCGTTGAGCACTTCGAGGAAGTGGGCGTCGTAGTTTTGTTTTTGTC